CAGGCGCAGGCGACGGACAGGGCGCGGTCGCGCTGCTCGCTGCGCTCCTCGATGGGATAGGCAAGGCCCGCCAGATGGACGGTCGAGACACCGGCCGAGAAACTGGTTCGGTTGGTGCGCAGCTGCGTTTCGGACAGGCGCATCTCGAGCCAGACGCCGGTCTCGAGGTCGCAGATCATGTTGGTCTCGGGCATCACTTCGACAGTGTCGGAATTGGACACGCCGTAGTTGTCGCTGTCTGCGTAACAGCCGCGGACGCGGTAGGTGACGCTGCCGATGCTGGTGTGGTCGACGTACTGCTTTTGGATGGTGCGTCCAATGGCGACGCCGTCCCGCTCGATCAGATAAAAATCATAGCTGCCTGCGGTCTGCCAGGTCAGCGCGGCCTCGTGGGCCGCATCGACCGACAGTGTGATCGCCTCGCCCTCGGTGTGCGAAACGGGGAGCGCGGCTGCGCTCCACTCGGACCACATGCCGTACTTGTTCTGCACGCGGACGCGGACGGTGTAGCTGCCGTCAGCGAGATAGACCGGCGAGCGCCATGTCTTTTCCGTGCCGTAGACCGTGCCGGAGGCGTAGCCGCTCGAGAGCGTCAGCTGATAGGCCTCCTGCTCAGAGGTCTGCCAGGTGATGCGCGGGCGCGGGCCGGTGGACTGGATGACGATGGACGGGGCCGATGGGGCGTTGATGGCGATAAACTCGGCCTTTTCGCTCCACGCCGAGGCCGTGCCGTCGGTGTTGTAGGTTCGCACGCGCCAGTATTTCGTCCCGCTCGTAAAGGTGTTCGCGGGCACGTCGTAGTACTGATTTTCGCCGGTGACGGTCGCGAGCGTGTTCCAGGTCGTGCCGTCGGCGGACCACTGCAGGTCGGCCTTGCTCTGCGGCGTGCCGGTGGAAATGATGTGCTGCCACGAAAAGCGGTTGGCGATGGTGGCGTCAATGACGATGCCCGCCGGGGAGATCGCCTTGCAGGACGGCGTGGCCTCGGTCGTTGAGACCGTCACCCAGGCGGACGTTGCGGTCAGATCGCCCGCGGTGATCGCTGTGACCATCCAGTCGACGGATTCGTCGGAAAACGTCTCCGCTGGCATGGTGTAGCTCTTCTTCGAGCCGGAAACGGCGATGCTGTGCGTAGTCGTTGTGCCGGACTTCCGCCAGTAGAGTGTCGCGCTTTTCTGCTCGACGGATACAGGCGAGTATAAGGCTTCTTGTTGGACGTCCCACGAAAAGACTCCTGCAGCGTGCTTTGGCGTATAGGCCCCAGCTCCCGGCGACATCCCGGAAATGATTGGGTTCTTTACTTCAAACCTGTACCACGAGGATAGTGTGGTCACGCCCAACGAGGTCGTCACCTGCACGGCCCACTCATTTTCACCAACCGGAAACTCGCCAGCAGCGATCGTCACGCTTGTGTCATTCGCGCCCAAATCGATCGTATGGACCGTGCTGGAGTTTTTTACCCTCCAGCGGAACTGCTGCGCGGTAATGGTCGGCAAATCATAGGCAGAATAGCTATCCCAGTAATAATACCATTCGATGGTCTGCGCAATTTCCGACGCCAGCACGCCCACGCCGCTCTTTGCGTTGAGTTCCGGCGTTACGGTCGTATCCTCGTATGTGATCTCGATATACGGCTTGTGCGACGATTTTGCCGTCTGCACAGTTTTTCCGGTTGTGGTCGCTTTTGCTCCATACGTCAGCAGATTTTTCAGTTCCGACGCTTTGAGTTCTACCGCCGTGTTATAATATCCGCTTGGTTCAAGGCTCGATGGCCCCCAGATTTTGTATCCGCCGTAGGTAAAAGGCTCGGTGTTGTACGTGATCTTCTGCAGATCTATTGCTTCGTGCATGATCGCAATCGTGACTCCCGAATTGCTCGCATTATATCCGTACGACATGTACAGGTAGAACGTGACAGCCGTGATCTTGTGATACCTGATCGCTGCTATTTGAGCCGCAGTCGGAGCAAACGTGAAGTACATGGGCCGCCCATAGTCGCCCGTCTCAGTGGCTCCGTAATAGTTCGTGTTTGGTGCGCTGTAGTCAATGACTGCGGAGTCGTTCGCGTATAGGGTCAAAACGCCCATTTACTTCGCCCCCATTCTGGCTGTGATCCTCGCGTTTTTGGCGATGCGGAGGATGGTGTCGAGGTCTTCGACGTGGTCGACGTAGACGGTGGTGTTGTAGGTATCGCCGGAGGTGTAGCGGGTCTCGCTGGCCGTCTGGATGCGGCTGCCGGATGGGAGATAGATGCGTTCCGGGCCGTTTTCGTTGACGCGGGTGAAGCCGCCGTACCAGTTGTCCGTGCCGGAGGCGTTGCCGCCCAGATACCGCCTGCGCCATTCGTCCTCGGTGATACCGAGGGTCGACGAGTCGCCGCGGGCGACGGCCTCTTCGTAGGCCTTGGAAAGGTCGGACGCGCTCTGGCCCCACTGCTGCTCGTTGTAGCTGTCGAGCAGGTTCTGGTAGTTGTTTCCGTTTCCGCTGCTGTAGCCGAAGCCCAGCGCATGCTTCATCTGGCCCCAGCCCTCGCTGATGTGGCCGGTGCCGAAGTTGATGACGCCTTTGAGCAGCTCCGCCGCGTCGGCCATGAGCGCCATGACCTTTGCCAGCGGCTGCAGCGCCTTGGTCAGCGCCGGGACGCGGTTGTTGGACAGGTCGGACATGGGATTGAGGATATCACCGACGGTCTCAAGCAGCATGCCGAAGGCGTCGACGATCCCAGAGTCCTTGATGGCCTTCCCGCCGTCCTTGACCATGGTGGTCACGTCGCCGTAGAATTCTTCGAGGTACGGGGCAAACTCGACGGCCAGCTGGTTTTTGACGCCCTCCTGCGTGTTCTGCAGGCGGGAGTAGGCGTCGTCGACGGCCTGAAGCGATTTGAGCGCGTCGTTGTCCAGCACATAGCCCATGTCGTGGGCTTCCTGCGCGTATTCGCGCAGCTTGTCGCCGCCCAGTTCGATGATGGGGTTCAGCTCCTGCGCCGACTCCGACATGAGGTCCATGGCCAGTGCGTCCCGCTCAGCCTGGTTTTTCATATTGCCCAGCGCGTCGATGGTGTCGTAAAACACGTCCTGCGCTCTGCGGAGGCTGCCGTCGGCGTTGGTGATCTCTACGCCCAGACGCTGGTACGCATCATAGGCGTCGCCGGTGCCCGCTGCGGCCTCCTGCATTTTGTTGGTGGTCTCCTTGAGGCTGTCCTTGATCCGGTCGAGTGAGACGTCCGTGAGGTCGGCCATATAGTTGAGCTCCTGCACGGAGTCGGTCGTCATTCCGGTCACGGAGGCGAGCGTGAGCAGATCGTCTGCATTCGAGGCTGCTTCCTTCGTCATGGAGATCAGCGCCTTTTCCGCCTTGACGATGGCCGTCGCGACGGCGGCAAAGCCGCCCGCTAGCGCCAGCGACGAGGCGTCCAGACTTCCCATGGCGTTCATGGAGGACTTCATGCCGTCTGGCAGCTGAATTCCGAGCTTGGAGGTCAGGCCGTTCACCACGTCGCCGAGGTTGCCCATCTCCTTGCTGGAGTCGGCGATCTTCTGCTTGTTTTCGTCAAACTGGTTGTTGAGATTGTTCAGCTCAGCCTCGGCGTTGTTGAGGCTGGTCTGCCACTGCATGGTGCGCTTGTCTGCCTCTCCGTATTTCTCGGCCGACTGCTGGAGCGCAGCCTTGAGATACTCGATCTTCTCCGCCTGCGTGGAAATCTTGCGCTCTAATACGTCATTCTTGGCGTTTAGGGCCTCTACGCTGTCCGCGTTCTGCGCGTAGGCAGAGGATACCTTGCGCATTTCCGAGTCCAGCACCTTCATGCCGCTGCCGATCTCGGAAATGGCCTGCTTGTATTCTTTTTCGCCCGAAAGCGTAAATTTTGTATTGATGTTCGGCATGTTAGGTGCCTCCGTTCAAATAGGCCGACAGGCTCTGCGGCTGTTCCTGCTGCTCCGGCTGCTTTTGCGGCGCAAGCGCGTCAAGCAGGAGCGTTATGCGGCGCGGGGACATGGTTTTCCAAAAATCCCGCTCCGGCAGATGCAGCCGGAAGAGCCAGATTGCGAGGAAGCCGGGGAAATCAAAGCCCAGCTGCTTCGGTTTCCCCGGCGGTGTCAGTTTTTTTCGTCTTCCTGCGGTTTTGTTTCGGCCCCCGCGTTCTTCAATACTTCGGCCCGAACCAGCGGATAGATCAGCTTTCCGGCCTCCACGGTCTGCGCGAGCGTGAGCTTTCGGCCCAGCTGCTTCCGCGTAAATACCAGTGGCAGTCCGTTCTCATCGTTGATCCCCTGTGAATCCGCTGCGTCCGTCAGCATACCGGCGAGAAACGCCAGCGTACTTTTGATCCCACGGACCCGATCCAGCGCCTGAAGAAGATTCCCGTCATACTCGTCCTGCACGTAGGCAATGACGTTCATGTTGCACTCAAGGCGGTACTTCCGGCCCTCGAATTCGTAGTCGACGGTCTTCAGTTTGGTTGTTTCCATCAGGTCTCACCCAGCTTTCCCTTGATCCAGGTAACGGCCTCCGCCGCGGTGTCGACGGTCTCGGTCTCGAGCAGCAGTTCGTCGGTCGAATCGTCCGCGAGGAATTCGCCGGTCGTGGTCGGCGTGTTGAACTGGATGTTCTCGCCCTTGGTCTGGTAGGACAGCGAAGGCGGGCCGAACAGCGCTTTCGTCACCCAGACGCAGGTGTATTTGGTCACGCCGTCGATCTTATCCGGCGCGTAAAAGCCGACGCCGACATAGTTTGCGATGTCTTTTGCCGAGAATTTCAGATTTTCCTTGCTCGCATCGGATGTGCAGCCGTAGAGCATGGCCTGTGCGGCCCTTTTGATGTACTTGACAGCCAGCGAGATCGTGCCGCCAGTGGCAAGCTTGATATACTCGGCAAGCTTGGATTCTGCGTACAGGCGGCCCTCGGCGAACTTGAGTTCCAGCTGCGCGCTCATGGCGTCGCCGACGTCGGTCGGCTCTGTGTAGGTCACGGTGCCGGACGTGTTTTTATACTTTCCCGCCCGGATGCCGCGTAAGTCAAAACTAGGCATTTACAATAGGCCCCTTTCTTTCAGCTTTTGTGTAAGGATCTTTTCGAGCTCCGCGTTTACGCGCTTCTGCGCGTTCCTGACGCCCTTTGTCCAAAAATAAGTTCCTGTGATCTGCCCGTGCTCCTTCGCGCGGCCGTAATTCAAAACAAAAAGCACGGTCGCCTTGCGCGTTCCGTGCTCGTTTTTGCCGACTGCGGTGATGGAGATGTACGGGTCTCCGTTTTTGTCGCGTTTGATGGTTTTGCGGTATTTCACGCTGGATGCATATGCCTCGGTCTGAAACCCACTCGCCTTTACCATTTTTTGCAGTTCCTCGACGATGATATCCCCGGCGGCGTACAGGAGCTCCTGCTGCATGTCCTCGTCAAAAACATTCGCTTTCTGGAGCGTGGCCATGAGCTCGTCGACACCGGTGATGGAGATGTTAGCCATAGGCTGCGCCCTCTGTCTCGGCGATGATCGCGATCTGCGTGCGGCCTGTTTCCTTGTCGTAGGTCTCCATGTCGACGGTAGCAATGTAGCCTGCGGCCTCCAGCGCGGCTTTCGTGCGCTGGAGCAGATCGGCGGCAAAGCCCTCGGCAAAGATGGAAACAGCGTACTGCACGCCGGTCTCGGCCTCTCCGCCCTCGGCGTAGAACTGCCCGGACTGGCCGAGCAGCTGATAGGTGATGTAGGTTTCTTCTCCGCCCTTGTATGGCGGGTGGCAGACCGGTACGCCCAGGTTTTCCAGCGCCTCATAGATCATCATGCGCCGTCCCTCCGTTTGCAGGTCAGCTCTACCTCTTCCGTCTCCGCGCCGTAACTGCGGACGACGTCAAAGACGTCCGAGCCGCAGATGAGCTGCTGCTCGCCGCCGTATTCCGCGCTGTGCATGCGGAAAATTGCGTCCGTGCGCTTGCCGGCTTGCGCGGCCTGATAATACTCGGCGCGGTTTACGGACTTGCGGGCAGCCCAGACGGTTGTCTCGCGTTCGAGCTTTTCGGTGGTCTGCCCGCTCACGATGGGGTAGGACAGCAGGCGCAGCGTGATCTGGGTGTCAAAGATCACAGCAAGCACCTCCTACTCCGCCGCTGGCTTGGACTGCCCTGTAATCGTCGGACAGCCCCATAGCGTCGCGGATATCTGCAAAGCAGGTCTTCCATTCCTCGCCCCGGCCGCAGAAATCATGCTGCCAGCGGACGTAGGCGCGGACGGCGTCCTTTACAAGCGGGTCTTCCTCCGCGCCGTCCGCGCCTGCCAGATGCAGGCGCAGAAGGCAGGCGTCGACCTCGTCGGCGAGCTCGTCGTCAAGGGCGTTTGTGGTCAGCCGCAGGGCGGTTTTTGCAACGTTGATCAAAGCCATTGGTTATCCCTCCCTGTTGGCCGCGCGCCGTCAAGCCTTCTTCTTGGTCAGCGTGACGAGGCTGTTCTTGTCGACGACCTTACCGTCGACGAGCGCCAGCGCGACGGTGACCTCGTCGTCGGTCGCGTTGTCGGTGTACTTGCGGAAGGTCATGCCCAGATTTTCGTTCCAGAGGTAGTCCTTGAAATTGAAAATGAACGCAAAGATCGTGTCCGCAGTCACGCTCGCCGTGAAGGACGGCAGATAGTCACCGACGAGGACGACCTCGCGGCCAAAGAGCGAGTAGACCGGCTTTCCGCTGAGTCCATAGTTGACGCGGGCGACGGGCTGCTTCTTGTCGTCCACCATGCCGACGATCTGCTCGAAGAAGGTCTTCTTCGACATGCACCAGACGGCGTCTGCGTCGTAAGCCTGCGGCAGCGCGGCCTCTGCCTTGACCAGATCGGCGTATGCCAGCGCGGTCGTCGCGGCGGCGATGTCGATGTTCTGTCCGGTCGGCGCGGTTTCCTTTGTGATGC